CCAGCGCGGCACGCAGATCATCAACCCAAAGCATACCTTGCTGGAAACTCTTTCGCGCCGAGCGGTTGCGCTATCTCGCATGCTGCATGTCCATGCAGAGGCGACGTCTGGTGAGAGTCGGCACGAGAAAGCGCGCAAAAAAAGCAGGGCGACGCTGCTGTCGGTTGTTGAGCAGGACGATCCGCTTATCCCAGGTTTGCGCGCAGTAAAATGAAAACTCGCGGCGAAAAGGTCTGCGACTTCATCGAGAAATATTGCCTTGCTCCTGAAGGGTCGCACGTCGGAAAGCCGATTGTGTTGGAGCCATTCCAGCGCAAGTTCATCCTCGACATTTACGACAACCCCGCCGGCACGCACACGGCGTACCTGAGCATCGCGCGGAAGAACGGCAAGGCTTTGTCTTTGGATACGAGGCTCCCAACTCCCTCCGGCTGGACGACAATGGGCGAGGTTAGGGAAGGCGACACCTTGTTTGACGAGTCTGGGTCCCCGTGCAAAGTAACTTTCGCAACAGAGGTTCAGCACGGGAGGAAGTGTTACTGGGTTAAGTTCGCGGACGGTGCAAAAATACTCGCGGACGCAGATCATCAATGGACTGTACGCAGCAGGCGATTACATGGAAAGCAAATAACCATAACGACGAAAGAAATGGTCGGGGAGGTTGTTTTGCCGTGGTCAAGAGATGGCAGGGCTGAAAGGAATTTTTCTGTTGTAGTCGCTGGAGCGATAAAGCTTCCGGACGCGGATTTGCCGATTCCTCCTTATACACTTGGCGCATGGCTTGGAGATGGTTCTTCCAGCAAGGCTGAGATTTATATACACGACGACGACATTGATATTATTGAGAACATTAAATCTGATGGTTTCCCGGCTAAAAAAAGCGTAGCGCCATTTTGCTGGTCTATATCCGACGGAGTTAAAGATAGAACCAAGGATTGTCTGAAATCTCAGCTTAGGCGATTTGGTCTTATCAACAATAAGCATATCCCGACGAAATGGCTTCGCGGGTCTGAGCGTCAGCGTTTAGACTTGCTTCAAGGGTTGATGGACACAGACGGACACGTCACTAAATCCGGCCAGTGCGAATTTGTTGGGGTGAATGAAAGGCTTTGCAGGGACGTTCTGGAGTTAATCAGGTCCCTTGGTATGAAGGCCACATGGAAGGAGGATCGGGCAACACTTCGCGGAGTTGATTGTGGCCCGCGCTATCGTGTGCAGTTTTGGGGGACGCCAGATAAGCCTCCTTTCCGCTTGAAGCGAAAGCTGGACCGCATTCGCAGTATTAAGAGAAATTCTAGGAACTCAAGCAACTACATTGTTGCGGTCGAGGAGGCGGAGTCGGTTCCAGTTAGATGCATTCAAGTTGATAGCCCTTCATCTCTTTTCCTGGCCGGAGATGCTTTTACGCCAACTCATAACACCGCGCTGATTGCGGGGATTATGCTTGCGCACCTTGTCGGGCCGGAAGCTAAACAGAACTCACAGATCGTCAGCGGCGCACGGAGTCGAGAGCAGGCGGCGCAGGTTTTCAACTATGCGTCCAAGATGGTGATGCTATCCGAGACGCTATCTCGCATCGTGCGCATTATCCCGTCCAGCAAGCGCATGGTTGGGCTTTTGCGTAACGTTGAATACCGTGCGCTGTCTGCGGAAGGGAAAACGGCACACGGCCTTTCCCCTGTGCTGGCGATCCTCGATGAGGTCGGGCAGGTTCGCGGCCCGCAGGATGACTTTATCGACGCCATCACCACGGCTCAGGGCGCACACGACGATCCTTTGCTGATTGCCATCAGCACGCAGGCAGCGAATGACGGGGATCTTTTTTCGATCTGGCTGGATGACGCGGCAAACTCGAAAGATCCGCAAATCGTTTCTCACGTGTATGCAGCGAAGCCTGGTGCATCATTGCTCGACAGGGAAGCTTGGAGAGACGCCAATCCTGCGCTTGGCAAGTTCCGCAGTCTTGCCGACTTGGAGAAGGAGGCGAAGAAGGCCGCACGCATGCCGTCGAGCGAAAACACATTCCGCAACCTGTGCCTGAATCAGCGGGTTTCCACAGTGTCCCCGTTCATTTCTCGCGACGTATGGACGCGGTGCGGCGGAGCTGTGCTGGATTTCGGAAATTGCGAGGTATTCGGCGGCCTGGACCTTTCCGCTCGTACTGACTTAACGGCCCTAGTGCTTATCGGCAAGATCGCCGGTGTATGGCATGTTGTGCCGCATTTCTGGACGCCAGAGGATGGATTGATTGACCGAGCAAAGCGTGACCGCGCGCCGTATGATCTATGGGTGCGGCAAGGCTATATGCACACGACACCCGGCGCAACGGTGGATTATGAGTACGTTGCTCAGGATATTGCAGCCATTTGTTCCGAGCTTAACGTCCGGTCGATTGCTTACGACAGGTGGCGGATTGATCTGCTGAAAAAGGAACTAGAGACTATCGGTCTAGACTTGCCGCTGGTTCCATTCGGTCAAGGATTTAAAGACATGAGTCCTGCAATTGATGCGCTAGAAGCCGAAATTCTGAATGAGCGCCTTGCACATGGCGCGCATCCTGTGCTAACAATGTGTGCATCGAATGCGGTAATATCGAGCGACCCGGCAGGAAACAGGAAGCTGGACAAGCATAAAGCGAATGGCCGTATCGACGGAATGGTGGCGCTGGCAATGGCATTCGGCGCAGCACAAGGAACTGAAAAAGATGACGCAGACGCCTTTGATTCGTTCCTGCGACAACCGCTGAGGGTTACCTGATGAACTTCTTATCGAGAATCTTCGGCGGCATTCTAGGCGGCTTGCGTAGAGTTGTCGGGATTCAGTCTGGCGCGCCGTCCGCATACTCTCAAGAGTCCGCGTCTGACGTTACGTTTGATTCAGCGTTGCAGTTGTCCGCAGTGTGGGCCTGCGTGAAGCTGCTGGCCGAAACCGTCGCCAGCCTCCCGTTGCACATTTACACGGAAACAGAAACCGGTCGCAAAATCGATATTCACCACCCGATCGAGCAGCTATTCCGAGGAAAGCCGAACCGATATCAGACAAAGGTCGAGTTTTTCGAGACTGTCCTTTTGAACCTGATGATCCACGGCAATGCGTACTGTGTGATCGAGAAGATTTCAACAGGCCGGATTGTCTCACTTCTGCCGATCATGTCCGCCCAGGTGCGGACTGTTTTGCTTAAAGACGGCTCGGTCGTGCATGAATACCATCACGACGGCGGGGTAGAGGTTCTTTCGTCCGAGTCTGTTTGGCATCTCAAGCTGATGGGTAACGGTATCGTCGGCTTGTCCCCGTTGGATTACCAGCGCAACACGCTCGGCATCGCGCAGGCCGCAGAGGGTGCGGTCACGAAGATTTACCGCAACGGCGCGAAGCCGTCCGGTGTTCTGACAATGGATCGCGTATTGACTCCGGAGCAGCGAGAGGAGATCCGCAAAAACTTCGCCACGCTCACGACCGGAACGAATGACCGGCTCATGGTGCTGGAGGGTGGTGTCAAGTTCGATCCAATTAGCCTCAGTCCTCAAGATATCGAATTGCTCGCATCCCGCAGATTCCAGGTTGAGGAAATCTGCCGCTGGTACGGTGTGCCGTCCGTAATGGTCAATGACAAAGACGGCTCTACCGTTTGGGGGTCCGGCGTTCAGCAGATTGTGGAAGGCTTCTACAAAGTCACACTACGCCCGATCTGCGAAAAGATCGAGGCGAGCATTGACGCGAACTTAATTCAGGGTGCGCGAAATAAGCACGCGGAGTTTGATTTCGAAGCTCTATTGCGCACCGACTTTAAAACGCGGCTAGAATCCTATCGCGTTGGCATTCAGGCCGGCTTCATGAAGCCGAATGAGGCGCGCCGCCGTGAGGGTCTGCCGGATGCTGAAGGTGGTGACGTGCTATATGTGCAGGGCGCAATGGTGCCGCTGACGCTTGCTGGTAATGCAAAGCCAGTTGAGCAGGAGGTGACTGAAGATGGAATTTAAAGACATCCAGATTGATAGGGTAGGGCTGAAGTTCGCCTCAGATGGTTCTGAGGTGATGACTTTCAGCGGCTACGCTTCAGTATTCGGCGGCGTTGATACGTATGGCGACACCATCATTCCGGGAGCGTATAAAAAGACGCTTTCCAAGCGGGACCGGCCTGTGCAGATGCGCTGGAATCATTACGGCGACGTAATCGGCAAATGGACGCGCATCGAGGAAGACGAAAAAGGCCTGTATGTAGAGGGCGAGCTTACTCCTGGCCATTCGAAGGCGCAGGATGTGTATGCAAGCCTCAAGCACGGCGCTGTAACTGGATTGTCCATCGGATACCGTCCGCTCAAGATCCGTGAGCTTGGCGACGGCAAGCGAGAGTTGCACGAGATTGATCTGATTGAGATTAGCATTGTCGAGTCGCCTGCGGATAACGCGGCGCATATTGCTAACGTCAAATCTGCGATTGAAGAGGCCAAGAGCCTCAAAGAAGTAGAAGCCATCCTGCGTGATGCTGGAGGGTTTTCGAGGGCTGACGCGTGCGCACTGGTGGCACGAGTCAAGTCCTTGGAGCTTTGTGATAAAGCCCCTAAAAACAATCCTGCGACTATCCGCGAACGTATTTTGCGGATGGTGTAGGCAAGCCAGCTTTCTTGATTGTTTAAGGGGAATACCATGCAAGACGAGGAAATCATCAAAGCCGTTTCTGACGGCATCAGCGAGGTGAAGTCCAAGCTCCAAAAGCAACTGGACGAAGCCATTGAAAAACACACGGCCCAGGTTAAGGACGCGGGCTCTGCCGCTGCCGAGGTTCGGAGCGAAGTCAAAGCTCTGTCCGAGCAGTTCGCGCAGATGCAGGCCGACCTGACCGCTATCGCTCAGAAGTCGAGTGAAGGCGCGAAAGGTGGCGAGGAAATCGCTCTCACCGCTGGCGAAGAGTTCGTGAAGTCTGAAGGCTTCAAGCAACTGGTCGCCGGTCAGCGCGAGCGTGTCCGCATCGATGTGAAATCGTCCGTCTCGGATATCATGGTCAAGAATACCGTGATCTCCGGCACCGGCACGACTTTCCCGATGCAGCGTCCGGGCGTGATCTCCGGCGACTTCGCTCCGGTGACGATTCGCTCGCTGTTCCGTGCGATCCCCGTCACGACTAGCTCGGTCAAGTCGCTGCGTGAAGACGCATGGACGAACTCTGCCGCCGAAGTGTCGCAGGGCGCAGCCAAGCCGGAATCGGATCTGACGTTCGAAGAATACGACGTCACGATCCAGACCGTTGCACACTGGATCAAGGTCACGAACCAGCTTCTGGCTGATGCTCCGGCCATTGTCCAGTACATCGATACTCGCCTGCGTGATGGCCTTGCGCAGCGCATCGATGCGCAACTGCTCAACGGCAATGGCACCTCGCCGAACCTGTCCGGCCTGACCGACAGCGGCAACTTCACGGTATACACTCCGACTAGCTCGGATCTGCTGGTTGATGCCATCAACCGAGCGAAATACATGCTCTGGGCGAAGGGCTATCAACCGGACACCGTGATTGTGAACCCGCAGGACTGGGGCGAGATGGAACGCACCCGAGAGGGCAATGGTTCCGGCATGTACCTGTACGGCCTGCCGGGTATGCCTGCGACGATGAACCCGTTCGGCGTTCGGATCGTGCTGTCGGCCAACATGACCGTC